GTTCTTGCGCTTGATGTGGATGCGCCCTGGCCCTGAAGACCCGCTATTGTAGACAAACCACGCCACGATTCGGTGTCCTAGCCACGCATCTGATGCAACTCTAACCATTGACCCACTACCTAACGATTCAGGAGTCCCGAACGACTGCCCGTCGTCGGTACTTACGGCAAAATAAACTGTGCCCGATCGCGTCCACGCAAGATGCGTATCGCCGTCTGGGTGTGCGTCGATAGCAGGTTCGCTATCGTTCGGGTTGGTTGTCGCGAGCCATGCCCCAGCGTATGGCGGTTTGCACCAGTCTGACCGCGAAACGATTATGCCGCCCGCGCTAGGTTTTGCCGTCATGTAGCCGCCTAGCCAGTTGTGAGTATTTGCGATCCCTGGATGGGCTTCAACCTCATCGACGCCGAAAACAACACGGTGCTTGAACCGGTTGGTCATAATTCTCCCGCCGACGTACTGGAACTGGATTTGCTCGCCTGCGGACTGGATTAGGTGCTCTTCATTCCCCGATCCATATGGCGCACCGGTCGAGTACGCTCCGCGAGCATCTGGCATGCCTGTACCGCGAATTTGCGAGTCCGCCCTGACCAACTGGACAATGCTTGTGCCGTAGCCGCCAGAATTGCTCAGTAGCAACCCGACGCCCTGCCCACGAACGTGCTTCACGAACCGTATCGGTAGCGCGGTGCCCGTGGTTGTTCCAGACAGCAGGTCTCCGGCACCCGGAAGCCCTTGCACGAAATCCCAAAGATGGCACGCGTACACCGTTTTCGTTGCGCCATTGATGTCGATATCGCACCCTTCAACGGTACCTGAAACGCTTCGGGACTGCCCAGCGCCCATCATCCCAACGGCTGGCGCGTCGTTGTCGTATGGCGAGCTCAGCCCTCCGGTCTCAGTTGCGGTGACCCCCGCCAATTCACCGAGGGCACTGAACGCCTCGCTTATGGTGTAATACCGCCAGTAGGCAGTCCCTCCGCCGCTCACAACATAAACCCACGCATCATTTGACGTTCGCCCGTCGGTGTTCATCCAGCTGGAGGTGTAAGCGAACGTGGTGTCCGTTCCGGAAATCCACCCAACATCGGCAGCCATGAACCCAAGTAGCGACGGGGTGAAACGGCTGAAATCCCGCACTTCCAGCGTCAAGTCCCAGCCGTAATCGCACGAGGAATTTAGCCCGGTCATCGCTACCGCCGAAATGCGCGATACCCCGCCGTACACCGAGTCTGTTGGGGATGGCGTGCTGCCCGGAATTCTTGGCCCGGATAGTGGGAATTTGGTATCACGGCAATCGTAGGCGTCAGACGCGTTTCCAGGCTTGCAAAGGTCAACCCAGTGTGTGCCCGCGCCCGAAAACGTCCACGTTTTAGACCCGAGCCCCACGGTGAAGGATGCGCCACCGATACTTGTGGTCGCAACAACCTTGAGCCACCGGTACGCCTCTGTGTTGATCGTTGCAGGTAGGGTGATCGTCTTGGATGTGACGCCAGTTGCCGTTTGGCTAGTCGCGACGCTCGTCGACGCGGCCAGGGCCACAGTGCCCGCCGCCCAGCGCTTGCCTTGCGCCTGAATTCGGTGGTCACGAATATCATCGCCATGCGCCGCAAGATCATCCACGTCCATTGCGACCCAGCATGGGGTTGTCGCTCCGCGATCATCCTGGATTTGGTGCGCAGATGTTCCAACATTAAGTGACCTAACAGTGATGTTGTGGGCGTAATCGGGCAGAACCACTTGGCGGTTTAACGTTGCCGAGTTTGAGCCGTCGCTCGCGCGTATTTTGAATGATTCTGACGGTGCAGAGCCAAAATGCCGTATGGCGCCATCAAGTTGGTACCGGTAAGCCGCAGAACCAAAGACCCTTACAACGAAGTAGGTCGGCTTGTCTAAATCGCTGGCGTAAAAGCCGCCAGGGGCGTTGACTAGCGTGAGCGTGCTCGTGGTACCGCCGCTTTCGGCTGAATACGTGCCCGTATCGCCATCCACCGAGACGCTGCCCGAGTGTGACTGCGTTGCGCCAACAGTGTCAACCCCAGCGACTGAAACTTGAACAGCCAATGACGCAATAGAGTTGGCCCCGCTACTCGCGCTGGCGATGTATCCGATTACCGTGGAATCAACCTGAGTAGGGATGACGATGCCCGCCATATCTGCGGGGACTTCACCGGTTTGCGAGCTTGAAAGCGTAGTGTCGTAGTCAAGCACATTGAATCCGCCGCTCGCTTCAGCGTGGACGATTCCCCCCTCGTAAGAACGCCACTCGAACCTGATCGCAGAGGCCGGTAGCCCGTCCGGGTAGCCTGGCCCGCCGACATTCGGTACATAAAGCCCGCTCCCAACATAGTCAACGAGCCCTGGATCAACCTCGCCAGTAATTTCCCAAAGCTCGGCGTCTATGTACGCTGACCAAGCGATGGTTCCAGACAAATTAGGGCGATCGATTTCAGTAAGCAGCGTCCACCCAATATCATCGGACCCGGTGCCGGTGATGTTGATCAGCCCGCCGGTTACGATGGAGTTCAGTTGGTAGCCCTCGTAAAACTGCCCGGTTCCAGATGTGCCATCGCTAAAGTAGCCGGTGCCATGATACACTGGGACCCCGCCGCCATCCGTACCGTTAAAATACGGGTAACAGCCAACCCCAAACCACGATGCAACACCGGCGCTGCCAAAAGCGAATGCGTACCCGGGCCACACATCGGGGAGCATTAAGGCTAGTCGATACCCTTGCCAAACGACGGAGTAGGTACCGCTGAATTCAAGCCGCTTGCGAATTCCTGTGTTGCGCTCGCTCATGGCAGTGGATCGTAGTCAGGCATAAATTTGAATTGCCCAAAATTCGACTGTGATGGGTCGATGTACTGGATCGGGGTCCAAGGCACCTTCGGAGATGGGTAGCCAAGCACCCCGCCTTGCACAACGCTCAATTCACGAGACCGTGACTTATTCACTCGCTGCCTCGCAGGGTGCCCAAGAGCACGTTTCATTTGCCGAATTCGGTCTCTGGTCAGGCTGAACAGGTCATACATCGAGTAGGGTTGCCCGAAGACGTCAATGTTCGTTTGGGTGACACATTCATAGTGTGCAAATTGAATGTAATCTTTTTCGTAGGCTGGATCGCACCGAGTGACGATGTACTGACGAAACGTATTGTCTGGCTGCTGGATTTGTACGGGGTCGCCCACCCTCAACTTTCGCGGCCGAATTTGCATCGAGTCGCTCGTATCCGTAACCAGCAGCAGCGGCGCAGCGAACGTCATGAACTCACGAGCGAAGCAAGCCTGGTCAAAAACTCGGCGACACACCCAGTCGCATGCTGCTTGGTTTGGCAAGCCTGCATCGAACACCTCGATTCGCACAATCTCATCAAGAGAATCTACGCTCTGAATTGGGTAATGGGGATGGTCTGGCGCTAGCCCGAACGGGTTGTACGACGTCGGATTGAACGCAAATGAGGTGAGGATCGAACCAGACGTTGAACTAGTCGCTTGGTTTGGCAGCGGCGCATACCCTTCGTACTCAGGGTTGAAAGCGCCCCCTTGGACAAAGACGCAATTCGCCTCAGCAGGCTCGATCCTGGTCTGGTCACCGGACTCAATGAATGTGCATTGCACGGGCTGATCGTCAAACCCAGATATCGTAATAGACGGGTAAGAGCCTGGTGCATGCAGCACTTTTCCTGATCCTGGGTGGTTAATATAAAATCGAGCAAGGTTCCTGTATGGCGGGTGCTTGCGCTGGATCAGCCTGATCATCGTGCCGTTATCGTTGCCGTCAGAGGACGCATTTGGGTCAAGTACAACGTGCGCGCCCAAATACTCTTCAGCCATCTCTGCCACCAATTCACCGGCCAGTGTGCCTGGTTCGAGGACCATCTGCTCGTAATCGTAGAGCGGGATAGGAAGCTCTGGGATATCGATCACAGCATCGCTCCAGCCAATTGTTCTGCAAATCTTTCGCATGGACGACGTCACAGTCGGGAGCGTGCTGGCCAACTCGTTTGACGCGCTTTGCAGCTCAAGGCGCGCTGGTAACGGTACGCGTGTTGTCCGGCGCCATTCTGACCCGATATCGAAATCGACCTCATAAGCTCCAGGTTTCGGGTATCTCCTAGCAACAGTTCCGGCGTTTGCGTCGCGCGGATTCACCCGGCGCCAAGTGTTCCCAGCAAGGATGCCGCGATGCAGGACGCTAAATTTATGGGCTCCACCTTCCATCCAATTCGTGCGCACCTCAGCTATCCCGCCAACGCGCATTCTTAGGTCATCACCTACCCCAGTGAGATTTGCGACTGTGATGCGGGCATTGCCGCGCCCTGGACGTTCAGACTCGCCAGTTACGCTAATCTCGCCAGTGATGAACCGCGTTGAGACCTGCCCAGCCGAGCGCTCATCAAAGACTTCAATAGGTTCTGGGAGGTCTAATGTCTGCCTAAGAGACACCCTAGTCACGGTGTATTGGATCAGCGTTGGGGATTTGCTGACATTGCCCGTGAATGTGAATTTTACGTAGTAGGCAGTAACCCCAGCATCCGGGATGTCGAACACATACCGCAAGTGGTCTTCGCTGCCCACTGTCCCAGGGATCTCATCACCTGTGTCCGCCCGGAAAAGTTGCGGGACGATCGATGTCCCATCCGGCATGTATGCTTTCATGCGCAGCACTAGCGGTGCGTTAGGGTCGGCTGTTGGGTAAAAACCGAGACTAAATGGCTCATCGGTAAGCGTTCCAGGGGTCCTGAAAAAATTTGTTGTGAACTGCCAGTGGGCGCGAACATCCTGGCGCAAATCTAGGCGCAATGTCCCGCCGGACGAAGGCGGCTGCCCTGCGTAGCGCGGCACGTTGTAAATGTGCGGCCTCGTGTGTTGTAGCCCCCCCGCAACCGCTTTTTGCCCTGCTAAGAGTAGAGTTTCAATGAGCGCAACCCCGCCGTTGGTAGATTGGGGAACCTCTGGGTTAATGAAAAAAACGATTTTTGAACCGTACCAGCCCCCGCGTCTAGCGTCAAGCTGCGCGTTGGTGCCAATCGCGACGACAAATTCCTTTGCATCAACAATTAGCACCAGGAAGGTTTGACGATCAACCCAATGCTTAACGCCTTCAGAATCAGTGCATAGTTCGGCCAGTACCGTTTTCCCGAGCGGCCAAATTGTTAGGCGGTAGCGCCCTGTACCAATCAAGCTGGATCCATCATTACCGGCGGGCCCAGTGAAATAAATTCTCGCTGCCGGACCCGCAATTCCTCCGGGTAGCCTGATGCGGATACTGAACATCGTGTCGGGGGTGAACGATGCCTTGGAGCACCAAACATAGTGGAAGAACCGCCCTTCAACTGAATCGTACGCTGGCTCGTCAGGCTCGGCGTCAAGTGAATCCGACCAATCTCCGCCGCTTGAAACGCGCTTTACGAAACCTCCGCCGTATTGATCGGCAATGTCAGGTGCGGCAGTGATTCCGGTTCCAGTCCGCTTTTTTTCCGTGTAGACGTACGATACGAGGTTGGATACCGTGCGCGCGCCTGCACTAGCGATGATCCCATCTTGCGCCCAACCGATCTCCCTTACAGAACTGGTGACTACGTTGGATTTCAGCCGCCACCCGATTCCTGGCACAAATTCAACAAAATTCTCGTTTTTTGAGTCCCCGCCACCGATCTCGGACCCAATTCGAGTGTAACTGTAGTAGGGCTCTTGTAGCATCCATCCCCAGTTCCCGAAAACCGCACTTGTCCATCGCCCGGATGTCGGGCCCAGAATACTCATCACTTGAAAACAACGCATTAGCGCGGGGTAGTGTTGTTTGGTGAGTGGTGATTTAGGCCAAAAGCGTTGCCCAGTGTGTCAGTCTGTCGTGCATATCCTGATCCAGCAATGCCCTGATTGCGGGCATTGGTTTAGGACGCAATTTGTTCATGGCCCGTCAAACAGGACGACGTTTATTCCGCCAAATGGGGGTGGGCAACAACCGCCGAACAACCCGCATCCGCCAAATTACGGCTATTCCTACCACCACCCGCATGGGCAGTTCGTGCAAAAGCCGCCAGGGTCACATTCAGCAACTGTTGCCGCGCTGCTAGGCATATTTTGCATTTTGGGGGCGCCGCAGCTTTACAACGGGCAGTGCTTGAAGGCCTTGACGCTTTTTGTTTCTGCCTTGGTTGTATTGACCCTTACTGGTTGCCTTGCCTATCCAATCTTCTTTATTATTGGCCTGGTTGATGGCATAAATATCGCGAATAAACTCAACACTGGCAGGCCAGTAGGCACTTGGGAATTCTTCTAAATCATCCCGCTAGCCAGCGCAACGCGCATCGCTTCACTGCCAAGTTTGTCGCCTCGCAGCTTGCTCGGCATAGACCCGCTGGCTCTCGCACCGCCGCCGATGACCTCGCGGAAATCCTTTAGCGCCCTGGTGTTCGCGTCTAGCGACATCGTCTGATCTTGACGTGATTTCGCCTCTCTGTCTCGCTGGTAAGCCTCCGATGCGTCACGCATCACCTTTGCACCAACCGGTCCTCCGAGCGCGAGACCAAGCGCGGTAGATGCCCCAGTATTACCAAGCGCGAAGTCGAGCAGCTTGTTGATCCATGCAAGCAATTTCGTCAGCACCGGTAATACTGAGCTTGCCATCATGCTCGCAAACCTGTCGAGCTCATTGTTGAACATGGCGAGCTCGGCCTTAGCACGCTCGGCCGCGCGCGCCGCGGCTGGGCTGGATGCGTAATTCATAGAATTCTTGAGCCTTGCGTATGTGCCTGGGTCTAGCATCCTTACACGCTGCATGTCGCGCTGGCCAACCGCCATCGACATGCGGTCAGCAGTGGCGTCGCTTGATGCCCCGTACACGGCGTCAAGGTACCGCAAGTATTTGCGCCCATAATTGCGGTCCCCAAATGGCCCGCCGACAACATTGATGCCCGCCTTCGACGCGTAAGACGCCGCGTATCCGCCTGAACTAATTGCGTCCTGGAATGAGTTCACACGCGAATTTATGTCACCCCCGAGGTACGAGCCAATCGCTTGGAGCCTGGAGGCTTCTCCAAATGACGCCCCCGTTTCAAACTTGGTCCCAGAAATCCCAAGCAATGTATCAAACCCGCGTTTGGCCATGAGGGCGCCGCCCGCAAGAGCTGCCAGCGCCGCCGCAGCAGCCATACCATGGGGTCCAAGTTTTGCCAGCATCCCCACGGTTTGCCCAATTAAAGGCATCATCTGCACGCCGCCCGAGCCGATCCCGAACCGCGATGATGCGAGCCACTTCGCAACAGCGCTTTGTCCGCCACCACCCTGCAATTTGGATATTCGTCCCGCCCACGCTGCCATGCCGCTAGCCGCTGAAAAATTCCCCGAAAGAAATTGCGCGCGAGCCGCATTGTACGCGCCTCCGGCTGACGCAAGCATTTGCGCGCGGTAGCCACCACCGCCGATTAGACTCTGCGACCGGTAGAAATTGTACATCTGCGCATGAGTAAGCGCGCCCCCAGTTGGCCGCTGGCTTGAACCTCGCACTGGCCCGCCCATTGAGGAAATTCCACCTGCCCGCGATGACGCACTCGCCACCGCGTTCATTGACTTTGCAACGCGGTTCAACACTGCGTCAAGCCTATCTAGCGTACGCTCCAGCGCGGAGATGCTTCGTCCAGCCCTGCTCGTATTCGCCGTGATGTCAATTACATACGCCATCTAAGGTAAAACAACGTCTTCCAGTTCTGCGCTTGAAGCGGATGGGGTTTCAGACTCAATCTCGATAAGTTCGCTAATCCAGCTACCATCAAGCGGCTCCATATCAATTCCGGGTTTCCCCGCGAGCCTCTCATTGATCGACCACAATAGCGCGTCCTGGCGCGATAGTAGTTCTGGGTGCCCTATTCGCTTGGCGATGCAGTAGCGGATGACTGCTCGCCGCCCTCTGACAAAGGGTCCGAGCTTGCGACCTCAGCGCCTTGCCCGATCTCGTTCGAGAGTTCTGTGAGCTGCTCAAGCATTTCAGGGCTTACCAGCATAGCGATGATCTGTAGCTCGTCCCATGGAGCAAATTCGCCACCAGGTTCACCACACTGCGCTACCATGAGCGCGGCTACAAACATGCACGTGGATTCGGAGATCATGACATCCTCGCCGCCAACGGGAGGTAGCTGCACTTGAGGTAGCCCTGTTTTTGCATCTACCGTAACGTAGCGAGCAATCAAGTCCCTGCCAACCGACGCGACGTTGAATTCGTCGATCATCTCAAGAGTGCGCACTTCAAACGGGAACTCCAGAGTAGCGCCGTCAGCCGACTTGCCGGTAAGTACGCGCCGAATCGTGGACCTCTTCGGTCTAGCGAGCAAAAATGGGCTTGATCTCATGATGCGCTGATCTGGGCAAAGGAAATCGTTCCGAGCACCTCTTCTTTTCCACTTGAGCGCTCATCAATGCCTGTGCACGAGTAGTAACCAGTGCGCGTGCGTTTGCCAGACGATTGGGTTCCAACGACCCACGAGACCTTAAAAATGTCGTACGCCCGCACCAGTGTGTGGAGCGGTGAAATGTCCGTGTTGTTATCCACAAACAAGAAATCGATGCTCAAGTTGGTGTCGTATTCCACCACCACATTGTTCGCATAAGGGTCAGTTGATGCAGAGATATTCTTGGTGTTGTTGACCAGCCCGTGGTTATGGCTCAAGAAGTCCGACGTCACCACTACGTCAGTCCCGGTATCAGAGAGCGTACCGTTGCTGGCCACCGCTTGCGCGGTGATCGTAACTGCGGTCAGCCCGCCCCTGGATACAATTACTCTCGGTCGAATTGCCGCCATTATTCCTTACCGCCCTTGTCGTCATCGCTAGGCTCATCACCAGCGCGCTTTTTTCGAGGTTGATCACCGCTAGGGTTGCCTCCCTCTGCCGCCTGATCAATAACAATGTCATCAGGCTTGACCCCGCCGCGATATGTATGAGCAATGCTGATGTCGTCCATCAATGTAAAAACAACGAAACAAGCCTGTCGAATTTTGGAGTTAACTCCCCTTTAGCCTTGGCGCTCAGATCAGACTCGATCGCTTCATCGATTGGTCTGGCGAATGCGTATTCAGTCCCGTGCTTCAGCCAGTCCGCGTACTGGGCGTCATTTACGATTTGAGCGCCCATTCCAAGCCGAACAGCATGCCACTTGGCTCGAAAGTGTCCGCTCTGAGAGTTGACAATAGAAGGATCGAGCAATGGCGCGCCGTGGCGCTTTGCGAATGGGTAATCCATGCTTGCAAGCCGCGCTGACGAAAATGGGCCAGAAGACCGCTCCCGCGCAAGCCTAATCCCAAGATCGGCGGCACTTGAGCACATTTCGCTCGCAATGGTTGGTAACCCATGGTTGAGCGATTGCACATCCCTCAGTAGGCTGGCGACACTTATGGAGACACCCCAGCGTACAGGGTCGCGCTGAACATCGCGCAAATGTAAGGCAAATTTTGTTCAATCAGCACGCTATTGGCTTGATTTAGTGGGTTTGTGTCATATGACGGCTGTGTCCACCCATGAAACGCGCTGCCGGAATACGCTTGAATCGCGGTCCATAGCCCTTCGAGCTTGGTGCCAAAATAGTCGTCACGCTCGCCGGCGGTCTTGTCTGCATCGTCCACGATCACGACCGTGAGCGGAATTTCCCATACCTGCTCAGTGGCAGCGCCGCGAGTGGATTTAACCATCTGCCCCCAAATGCACACCGCAAATGGAATCGACAGACCAGCACCGGATGATTGCAGGTATTTTATCCAGTTGAACCTGTCAGACTCTTCCTCGGCGAGAATGTGCCCCACATCCGTCCACGTGGACTCGATCAGCAAATAAACCGCTTGGCGGACTGACGCGATCATTCTAGCCCCTCCTGCGACTGGTCGACCCCAGATCCGCCACCAGTATAGATATCAGGCTCAGCAACGCGTTTTACATAACACCATAGTTCATTAGCGCGCCAACGGCGGTAATTTGGCCCGCCGACCGCAACGTACCAATCGCTCGTGGACTGGTCCTTGATGTACCATGAATCCTCAATCGCCTGCGATATGTTGAGCCGAACTCGGTCAGTGGTGTCCAAATAATCGCGGTTGACACGCCCTGAAGGGGATGTCGACCCAAAATCTGGGGTTGACATAATTCGGCCGTGAACATTGGTGGAATGCGGCGTTACCCGAACTTTCCCAATGGTCTTCGTCGTTCCCGACCTGATGGGCGTGACGTCCGGCGCATAAATGCTAAACCGTTGCGTGAACGCCTTGCGTTGCATTGCGGTTAGGGTGTATGTCGCCATGTCACCCAATCCATGCAACAGAGCGCGTGTATTGCCCAAATTTCTTGTAGGCGGCCGCGATTAAGCCTGGCCCGGCGGCGCTCGTCTCTGACCCCGCCATGCCGCCACTGGTTGCCGATGCGTTTCGCTGAGTAATGTCACCATCTGTCCAACTTTCACCACTAGAAGCAACCGCCCCAGCAACCATCGCTGACAGGATTTTCCCGGCCGCCAGCTCCACCAAAGCGTCAAAGATCACCGATGGTAAGTCAGCGGACTCGCAGTACCCCCATTTGGCCGTCACGGTGATAGATCGCACAAGCGTCGACGGGGCGCGGTAGAGTTTGATGTACTCAGCAGGCGCCATCCCTGGCGGCTCAATCGAATAGTCGACATTTTCTGTCCACGTTTCACCGGCGACAACCAGGGACGTCAATGACGCGATGCCGTTTGGCAATTTGATAACGAGCGGGAACCTCGTTGGGCAGTCGAAGGCTTTTGCTTGAGCGGAACCAGCAACAAACGGGTTGTACCCCGTTTTGTTGCCAAGCTCATCGATGGCAGACGCCAGCATCTGCGCTATTGATGAATCTCCCGCCGTGACCGTCACGCCGAAACGCTGGCTCAGATAGTCGGCGACGTTTGTGGTGGTGGGAAGCGCCATTATTTACTGCCCGTTTCGCCCTTGCCGCCCTTCTTTGTCTCGTTTTCAGTAGCCTTGGACACTTGATTAAGTTGCGCCTTGAGCGCAGCGATCTCCGCGTCCTTCTTCGCCATTTCCGTGTCGACCTTGACGCTGGACACAAACTGCTCATCTGGAAGCTCCGTCCAATCGCCCACAATGACGACCTTGCTCCCGATTTGCCAAATGCCGTTGTTTGACCAGACCGCACGCACCAACACTGTGCCAACATCCGGAACATCCGAAAGCTGGAGCATAGGGACCTCGTGCATGACCGGCTCAGCCTCCTTGCCCGGCTTTTCTTCCCAAAAGGGACGCTCCTGCGTGAGAGGAATTTCGACGCCGTCAATGAAACATGCCTCGATATTGCTAAGCCCTGGAACGGCGATAAATCGCTCGTTGTCAACCGTGAAGGTGCGCGCGCGCTCGTTGAGGGCTAGTTCGCTGTCAATGTTTGTAAGTCCTGGGAATGCCATGCTTAAAAACAACGAAATAGCCCCGCCAACCATGCGGTCAAGCGGGGCATTGTCGTTTTTTTGCAGAGTTAGGTTATGCCGGTGCGGTGACCCCGGTGCTGGTAGCAAAGACCTGAGTGTTCTTCCACTTGGGCACTTCGTAGCAACCGACTTTGAAGGCGAGCACCTCAGGGGCTGACGCGGTTGGGGCAATTTCCTGAGCGTAGAACCCTTGGAACGTCCCATCCAGGAACGCGCTCGCCGGAGCCTGAACCTGCGGAAGGGCCTCAACCTCAGCGGTTGGCTGCCCCATTTGGTTTCGGTCAGCTCCATACAGGATCATTCCTGCTGGCAGGAATGGGTGAACCATGATTGGAACCTCTTCGCCACTGACAGCGTGTACAATCGCTGCCACCCGTACTCCAGCCTTTGCGCTTGAATCCTGCGCAACGATCAGGCGGTAGTTGCCGCTGTTCGTCAAGAGCTTCGTCATGCCCTCAGCCTGGGAGCCATTCATCATAATGTACAGCCCGCGACCACCCTGGTACCAAATGCGAGACAATTGCTGCTGCAAGTGGTCGAGTGTGAGCGCGCCAACGCTTGTTTGGAGTTGCGCGCTTGGGGCATTGGCCGTGATGAATGGGATCAGCCCTTGGAACGCTAGCGCGCTTACACCATCGCCCCAAGGGGCGGTGGTTGCAGACGAATCTGCATGCAGGAGCGCGTACTCCTCCTTGAGCATGGCTCGGTACAAGCAATTTCGCTTTTCAACCTCATATTGGTTGAAGAAATTTTGCCCAACCGCCATTCCAAACATTGTCACTGACCCCATGTCACCGATGAGTTTGAACGCCGCGGTTTTGTTAACGTAGGTTGTAGTGTTCTCTACCGGCGCGCCCGTTTCCGCGTAGAAAATGCGCGTTGCTGCTCCATTTTCTGGCCAGAACAAAGAGGTCTTGATTACCGTTTGACCGCTCGTTTGCGAGTTGAGAGAAGGCCCACTAGCAAACGACAGGACGTTTGTTGAATAGTTGATCGCCGTGATTGGGCCATAACTAGTCGCGCTGTTTACGAGGATCGTTTCACCAACGAAAAATCCGCGCGCGTTCGCGACAACCAGCGTGTTTGCCGCGTTCGTTGTCCCGGATGTCGTGGTTGATGTGCCAAGCCCAGCTCCGAACGCCGTTTGAACACGCCACTGCGCCGATGCGCCTCCAGGTCCTGGGACTCGGGGCAATCGGTTTCTGAGCGGCGTTTCCACGGGCGACAAAATGTGAACCTCGCCGTCAAGGTTTTCACGGACCGGCAATGCCGAAGTTGTTGACGTAATGCCGCGCATAATTGCGGCAAACGCCTCGTTCGGATCGCCGTCAAACGTGCCTCGTTCGACGCGCTGAACAAGGTCAGCCGCTTCCTCATTGCGTCGGAAGCGCTCGATCAAACTAGTCGATGGCACTGGCATCCCTGGGGCCGATTGCTCCAGGAATGGGTTGCCGACGTGGTGAAAGGAATGTGCGTTCATTTTCGTGTGATCTCCATTTGTCTAGTTACTAAACAACGTTAGCCAACAGCTCGCTTGATCTCTGCCAGCTCCAACAGCGCGTTGTGCTTTTCTTCAGGTGTGCGGGTTGCCCAATTGGTACGCATGATCTCGTCGCGGCGCTCTACCAAAGCAGCGCGCCCATCGTCACCATCCTCTGCATTTCGCGCCATGCGCTTGATTGCTTCCGCCACGTTTAGCATCGGGCGGGCCTGATTCGGGTCTGGGAGTGACTCAAGCTCTGCTACGCGCGCATTTAGCCGCTGGATTTCCTCATTAAGCGCCGCGCTTTCAATCTGCGATGCGCTTCGCAAGACTTCCATCGCCTCATCCTTTGCGGCGGCGGCATCGCTGGCGATGCGGGCCACCACGTCTCCCAGCGATTCAGCCTCCAATTCCGACCGGCTAATAATCGGGGCAATGTATGCTGCGAACTCACTGCAAGCGGTTCGAACTTCGGATTCCTTTGAACTTGAGTCTGAACTCTGGATATCATAAAGGACCGATGACAGGCAGTCCATGGCCGCGTACCTAAGCGTGGACTTTTCGCGCTTGGCCATCGTGTCAGCAAATACGCCTCTGACAACCTGCGCGAACTCATCAGAGTCGTCAATTTCAACTTCGAACTCGGTTGCGTCATCAATGCGTGCCAGCGTAACAAACGTCGCGTCTGCATCCGCTGGGCGGTCAACGAGCGACGTTTCGTACCAAGACCCATCAACCAAAGTCTTTTTGCCAGCCGATCGCGTCAGCCTAGACGGCTTCACCCCTACGGAAAACCCAGAGTAAACGCCCTCAGCAACCTTGGCCCACGCCTGGTCATCGATGATCTTGGCCCGCATCAAGCACCCGTGGGCGTCCCAAATGAGGTCCACCGCCTTACCTACCGCGCTCGGCTGGTGCATTTCGCGTACGTTGGCGAACTTCATATACTCCGCGGTCATACGCTCCATCACGTCGCGGGGGACCACCCAACCGTCGCCAGCATCTGCGTTTCGGTAGCAATAGCCCTCAATGGTGCGCTGTTCGTCGTCGCGGCGCTCAATGGTGCCGAATAGCCGGAGTAGGTGCATGCGTTCCTTCATGCCCTAAAACAACGAAGGCGACCCTAGGAGCCGCCCCGTCGTCTCGTATTTTCAATTTGTGCGTTACGGCATGATTAGATTGCCATCAAACAGCGCCTTGCTGCCCGCGTCGCGATTGTCTGGGCCCGCATCGCTCTGGCCTGCGCCCTGCGTTTTTCCGGTAGAGTCTTTGACCAAAACAGGGTGTCCGTTGATCATCGCCCAATGCTCGTTGGCAGATGGAGACCTGTACAGCCTGGGCATGAGCGGGTCCTAGTCTGCTTTTTCATCATCATCTGCCGGGGATGATCCTTCTTCCTGCTGTTGCGCTCCCGGCAGCTCATCGCCGCCATCGATCGGGTCGAGCCCATTGTCCGCGCGAACCTCGTTCACCGTTTTCCACGGGCCACCACACGCCGCCACACCGATCTCCACCGCTGCTTTCATCTCGGCAGGGTCGTCGTCGACGTTCACGCATTTGATGTCAGGGCAACCGAGTCGCAAACACAGATCGTCGTAAAACTCCTTGCGCACCGCAAGCATGCGCCCAAGCCCGACACGCTTCGATGCCTTCATTGAGTCGCCTTGCGTGACCTTGTATTGCTCGCCAACGTAGCCGATCGACGCAGGTTGCACGCCGAACACGCCGCAGAGCCGTCGGATAACCTGGACCTCGAACCCGGAGAAATCTTGATCTTTACGCGAGTGGTCCCCGAGCTTCGTGGATCCAGACGGCAAAAATTTTGTGCTTTGCCGCGTCGCCGGGTTGGAATTAAACTCGTTCCAGTAGGTGGTGAATTTCATGACCTCATCGGGTTCCCAATCAGACGGCAGTGTGATGGTCGCCCCTGTGTGAACTGCTGCACCATCGAGCCACATGTAATTCCAGTCATCAGCCTTGATGCCCGCAAGGATACGGCTAACAGCGTACTCGACCGGCGAGTCAAAGTACGGGGTGTCCGTCCGCGGGAACATGCCGTCGTAACGCAAGTCTCCAGGAGCAAAATCGGCAACTTTCACGCCGATGATCCACTGCTCAAACGGCACCGCCAGATCGGGCCACCCAAGCGAATCAATGCGCGGCTTGATCGTCCCGGCATCAATGTGATAGGTCCCCAGAATCTCACCACCGCGGGAGCGTTCGTACCACGTGGCCATCGCCCCAACCACTAGCAGATCCTCAAAAAGTTTTGCCTCAAAGACGCGGCGGGTGGCTGCGCCACCTAGTGGGCCCGTGTCGCCGATGTACTCGCGCATCCGATCGATTTGCGCCTCGACTTGGCCCGCCATGCCTCGGTCGCGCGCCGAAAACTCAACTGGTATCGAAGCGGCCTCGGCTTTCAAATACTCGATCACAGAGCGCAAAGGGTCCCACTCACGAGCGAATTGGCGCAGCTGATCAACCGAGTACCGTCGCCCTGGAAGGCGCTTGGGGTTGGTTGTTACCCAGAACGAATGGGGCGAATCAATATGGTAAGGCCAGCCAACGCGCCCTCTTGGTGTTGGGAACAGGTCATGCAGCCCCGACGATAGCCGATCAGAGATTGTCGTCGCCACGCGCTCAATGTCGGCGTCCGTCAAGTTTGGAGCGGGGGATTCAGTCTTACGAAATGGCCAGCGCATTAAATAGAAACAACGCGCGACAGTTCATCCATCCTGGAGGCCCAGCCACGGCGCTTGGACGCGACCATCACACCATATCGGCACCCGTCGTAAGGATCATCCCCGCCCTCACCATCTTCGTCCGCGTCAACCTTGTCAACGTCCTCGGGCCTGATCGGGTCGTGGACCATTGCCGGGATGCACTCAATTAGTCGGTGGCACGTGTCAAACACGTACAGGCTTGGCTCAACGTCCGCTTCTGGATCGCCTAACCTATGGAGGATTTCGGATGCTCCAGTGACCCTGTCAATGTCCGCTTTCTCTAATTTGATACCGAGCGCTTTGTACTGATCCGCGATCGTTCGGGCTTCCGCGTCGCCGCGCTGGGCGAACACATCAGCACCTGCAACGAACGTCGAAACACGAGCCGGGTCAATTCCGAGCCGGTCCAACATTGCGAAGTATGCCCGCGCATGCACTGGCGGGAGTGCTTTTTGGCGCACAATCTCCCCAATAACATAAACCCGCCCGTCGCCATCCTCGGCAAAAACGAAGATCGCCGTTGGGTGCGTGAAACCATAGTCCATCGCCGCCCAGATGCGCCAGCCGTCCGGAATTTGGAACGGCTTCACGACGTGAACGTCGTCATTCCAGTTTGAGAAGTACATGCCAGCCGCGACGTCCCAATCTCCATCGCGCCACGCCCGCTTTTGCCAGCCGACGAGCTGGTCGAGTTGTTTGACGTAGTCAGGATTCAGATACGGGTTGTCGCGGAACGTCGCGGGGATGAATCGCGTTAACTGTTCCTGCCCTCGCTTAAAGGGCTCAATGAACGTCTTCTTGAACTCCGCGTGGCTCACGCCGCCGGGGTTTGTCGTGCGGTACAGCCTGGGGCGCCAATTCGGCTTTGATGTACGTAGACACGTCCGGATCATGCGCTTCTTCGCGACAGATAGAGTTGTGTCCTCCTCAATGGCGATCACGTCGTATTCTAATCCGAGATATGCATCGACATCAGTTTCGTTCTTGAAATGCCCGCTGAGGATGCGGCTGCCATTCTGGAACGTGATCACGCCACTGGTCTGGTTGTAGCGATGCTGGAGTCTCGACAGCACGCGCGGGCGCAGGTCTTCGAGACTTTCTTTTGCACCCTTGCCAATCTTGCGCAGCCAAAGACATTTTAGCCCTGGCACGCGCTGACAATCGTCAACGCCCATTTGCGCCAGGACAAAGTGGCTTTTGCCGCCTCCGCGCGCACCTCCGTAGCCGACTTCTATCGGGCCATCCTGCCGGTCGCATTCACGGGCTGCGGCAGCTGCCCGAAGTTGCTTAGGGTTCAGAACCACGCCAGCGCTGAGATACCGCTCGACCTGGTCGCGGGGCACGCCAGCATCACGCGCCGCTGTCAGGTAGCGGGCGATCTGGCCCATAAACTTTGTCCACGTCGCGCGCAAACTCGCTTGCTAGGTCAACATTTATACCCAAGTCAAGACGATCCGTCCACAGCCCAAGATGCTTACCAAGCAAGTTTAGAGCCTCGATTTTGTTATGCATTTTTGCAGATACGCTGCCCCCATACTGCGTCGTCGTCTCACGCACCTCGGCTACAGCGGCGGCTTCATCGTCGCTCCATGACTCTGACGGCCTAAGTGCGACCCCATTTCTATCCACCGTGACCACCGTTCGGATGTCTGCAAACGCAATCCGCGCGAGCTCCCGCAACACTCGTTCGACCGTAACCCGGTTGTCTCGGTTGCGCGCTTCGATCTCCGCCACGACTGCCGCCCGAACCACATCGGTCTGTAACCACCTGTAACCGTGCTGGCGAGCGCTCTTCTCCGACACTCCCGCCGCCACCGCCGCGCGATGGGCGTTGAAGTCCTTGCAATACTCGGAGACAAATACCCGCTGCTTGTCAGTTAGCGGGCCGTGTGGACTTGGGGATGATGCCATCAGTTGCTACCTGGGCTGCCGTAAAACTCAATGATCTTCTCTTGCGACAGCTCAAAATGCATCGCGTCTTCAACGCGAAACTCCGCGCCCCAGAACCACCCGTGCTTGTGGAAATAGCGATAAATCGCAAGGAGCCCTCGTTGGACCTTGTCGTCACCTCGCGGGTCTAGCCGCCCTGAAATGGTTAAGTCGACTGCCGTCCCCCAACTGTGATTCGACGGGATGATCTTCGAACCGCGAACTAGGCGGCAACACAGCATCCCTGCTGAGCCGAGCTCTGAGTAAACCTCGGGACAATGCGCCTCGATGTCCTTCATGACTTTTGTTAACGATTGGACCGCTAATTTTTCTCCGGCCACTTTGAATGGCCCGACGCTTTTTGCATAAACCATTCTGCTCGCAAGTATTTTATTTGTGATGGGCTTACAATCAGCCGTCAGGAGTTCACGCGGTTCCCCTAGCAGACTTGTGAGGGTTTTCGCGCTCGCTGGCGATAGCCCTGTGTTGATTGAATCTTTTGCAGGTGCTGGGACCAAGTCAAACAGTTGTTGCATCGATCCTAAAACAACGTGATCACCAAGCCTTGCTTGCAGAAAATATCTTACCCTGGACTGAGTACGCTCAAACTCGCGCCTAGATAATCCAGACGCGCGCCATGATTTTGGGACATTGCTATTTACTATTGCGCTCACAGCGCACATCTCTGAGTGGTTGAAGGCTCGCGTGATGCGCTCAATATCGATATTTAACAAGCTGTCATCGTGTGGAGCCGGTTCGCTATCTGAAATGCGCTCATCATCCAGCCAGCGGTGCTGTTTTAGCCTGACAAAATCGATTTTTGCGCGCGATAGCACGGATTTGAGGAATGGAAATAAGACCAGTCCACTTCGCGGGACATACGCATGCAATGCCTTAATTGCCTTGAACCGGAGAAATGATTTAAGGTCGTCTGAAACGTCATCTTGCACGCCATATGAGTAGAAATCAATCATTGGTTGATACCTGATCAAAATTCCCTCGAAGTCGCGGGCCTCAAGCAATTTTTTTTCAATTAGATAATCCACCCAACGGTGATGCGTTGCGCGGCTAGCGCGCGTATTTGGTTTTTGGCGGATTGCCGCTGGCTCGATCACAATTACGACCACCCACTGGCGGCCGAACCGCACTCGCGGCCTCGTCGGCCCTAGGTCAAGCGCGTACTGGATGCTTCGATAGGGCGGCAGGCTCGCGACCAACTCAGGTAAGGCGCTCCTTGATGATATGAGCAAGCGCACCTGCTCCCATGTTTATGAGGATGTCGTTCGCGTCCATCCCCCCGGGTGAGACGATATAACGGGCAGTCGGGCGGTTGATTTTCTCGTGCATGAACTTCGCTTTTGCAGGGTCGTCCATCCAGACTAGGACGCGCTTGTAGAGCGGTACGAGCTCTGCCAGTGTGCGGTAATTCGTCTCTCCCCCAATCGAAAACACATCCGGGCCTTCAAGCGACTGACGTACGCTCATGGCGTTGATTTCGCCTTCCACTGCGACCGCCACGTCTGACTGTTTGCCGGCATGCAACCCAAAGATGACCTGTGACCCGCCTCGCATTTGTCTGAATCGATCGTCTCCGGCGGCGTTGATGATCCGCACCTTGATCGCGCTTACCTCGCCAGACGGCATGATCCATGGGATCACTACCACCGGTTTTCGTTCGATGACGATGACGCGGTCACCTTCGTGCTCGAATTTTGTCGGCCAAGATGGATCGAATCCGATCTTGAACGCGGCGGCGGTCTCGCGCGTGATTTTGCGGCCCGCCATATAATCCTCCGCAAGTGACCCAGCGTATGCGGCGGCGGCTTTCGTGACGATGGTGCGCGCTTTGAGTTGCCAAGTTTCTGAGCGCCAATCCTGATTGCTGCTTTTTGGGGCCTTCTTTTCTGGTGCGCGCCTTTGAATTGGTGCGTGCTCATCCCTCGTTTTCTTGAGCGCGTCGCCAATTGAAATGTTTTCGCAAAGGGATATCAGGTCAGCGACCCCACCACTTTGAGGTCTGCACTTGCGGCAAATCCAGCCTGTCCCATCCTTGAAAATGTGGAATCTGTCGGTGCCCCCACACATCGGGCACGGGCCAACCCATTCTCCGGATATGCGGCGAAGCTCAACGCGGGCAGATGCATATTCGACGATGGTAATAGTGCTGCTCATTTGTACATGAAAGGCGCGGCTACCCCGCGCCGGGGCCCCGCTTTAGCGGGGTGGTAGTTTCCCCTTAAAATAAAGGCGCGGTTAGCGCCAGAGTTGTATTTGTAGCAAATAGGCTTCATGTCACTTTATTACATTCGTTTTAGGTGGTCGAAACGCCGAATTACGGGCGTGTAGCCCGACAATTTGGTATGCCTCCCCCCTCCCCCTCTCCTTTCGTTGGTGGGGGCTTTCCCATGTTATTCCCGAGTTATTTGGTTGTTTCCCGAGTTATTCCCGAGTTTTAGCTAGGTTCATTTGAACCTGACTTTCCCGAGTTTCCCGAGTTTTTGAGAGCCGTAAGGACTAGCGTGCCACTTGCGCATCACTCCACCCACCACGGCTGGTTGTCGCTGAACGGGTCAGCGCGTTCGGTCAGGGACCAACGACCGCGGTCGTCAGTCATGTATTCGGTAGAGACAAGCTCTTGTTTTGCCTCGTAAAATCGGTTCTTGTTGATTCCCTGCGATTCCAGTGCTTCGCGGACATCGCGGGAGTACGCTGTTCGCCCGTGCGCGACTAGATAGTCGACAATGAGCTGAGCTGCGCGTTGCCGCTCACCAGGCTTCGGGCCTCTGGCCCCGGTTGACACCTGCGGCGCAACGCCCAAAAACGTGCCCAGCGCGGGGTACGTGTCAACGTACGGGCCAAGCTCCACCTTGTCGGGATGAATGAACGCTTGCATCCCTCGGCTGATCACCATTTCAAAAGTGCCCTCGTACCGAATTCGCTGTGTGTGACGTCCATTAACTATTAAAACGCGCGTTTCGTCTTGACGCGTGTTATTCTCGGGGTGTGGGAACAAAATTCGCTGACCACGGCACACGTTGCGCCAGGACTCGCCACCCGCGCCCATTTGGTTGACCTCGCGCGCCGTGAGGTTCATGGCCCAGTGCCGAATGAGAATGATCGCGGCCCCCGTTTTGCGCGCGACACCAGACAGCCGCGCTAGGGTCTTCGTGATCCCCTGGTTATCGGTTTGACCGCGTACGTCCGTCGGCATGAACTGCAAAATTGGGTCAAGCCCAACAAGCTGAATGCCGTTGACCAGGATAAGGTCCTCAAGCCGCTGACAACCGGCGTCATCTAGTACGATCCCTCCATGCACGCCAGGGTTGTACAAAAAGAGTTTTGATTTGTCGCCGCCGATCTCGCCGAACGTTTGGGCGGACTCTTCGGGGTCATCTTCGGAGCTGATCAAAAGCGATTTGCCCGGGTCGACCGTGACCGGATGCCCGCCAATACCGAACGGGAACCTGCCAAGCGATAGACACGCCGCCATCGCGAGGAACAAACGTGTTTTCCCGCTGCCACCACGGGCGTCGAGCAGGGTCAGTTTCCCGCCCAAAATGTAGCCCTCCCAAAGCCAAGTCGTGCTCGGGTCACCGAGTGCGGTTGCAGGCTCAAGCGCGAAAGTTGCCGCGGGGTCAAAGCCTGGGTCAGCTTGCGCCGAGAGAACGCGGAGAATGTCTTGGTTTGGCTCCGCCATTTTATTGCCATCCTAGCGAAAACAGTCTCACTCAAATAAGCCCCCTAGTGGCGGCGGTGCGGCTGTCTCCGGCTTCTTTGGCGGCATCATTGATAAAGCCATTCGAAAATTTCGTTGATCATGCTTATGATGCGGGAGATAGGATGGCGACAATTGGGTATGGATACACGTTTAATAGGAGCGATAACTATCAAAAGTGGATTTCTGCAGGGATCGTGCTATCGGAAGTTGATGCTCAGCTTCTACGGGAAATAGATGCGGCGCCGGCAGCCAATAGAAC